CGTCATCAAGATGCAATTATTACATCAGATGAACCGAAGGAGATACATCGTCAGCTTACAAATTATTTAGCCGACGTATGCGAAAAGGAATCTTGTTGGCTGAAACAACACTCCGACTTTGGTAAAGATACAAAAGATCTTGTAAATTATTTTGCTCCAGTTTCAAGTGAGAAATGGAAGAAAAACCCAAGAGAGTGGCTCGATAGTACTGATATTATAAAGGTAATGAAGCAGTATGAAAAGGCAAACCCGGACTTTGAATTTGTTGGCCCATCACCAATCGATTTCGATACGCGTATGTTATATGGTGAATGCGTATGGGACGAATTGTGTAACTTTAGCGTTTCAGAACAAATCAAACGAGGTAAGACAAAAATAGGATTTGTATTCAATACTGATCCACACAACAAACCTGGCGAACATTGGATAAGTATGTTTTTGGATATAAACGAAAAATTCATATTTTACTTTGACAGCACGGGCGACAAGATACCTAAAAGAATAAAAGTCTTAGTGAAACGTATACAGGAACAAGGGCTACTATTAGGGTTGGATATAAAATATGATGACACACATAAAATACCACATCAGAAGAAGAACACTGAATGTGGTGTGTATTCTTTGTTCTTTATAGCTTATATGCTAGAAAACAAAATAAACGCAGAGTTTCTGAAAGACAATATAATAGGTGACGACTACATGGCTAAATATCGAAATATATTCTTTAACAAGTCTCTAGATTGAGCCCGATATATTTTAAAATAACCCAAGGTTATGCAGAGAAATAATAATATAAATACCTTTTTGTATTTATATTATGGCGTCAAAATTTATGACAGAAGATAATTTAGATTTGATTTGGAGTATATTTAATGACAACACACCAGACGTAGAAGATAAATTAAAACAGGTTGTATTCAATGATAATTTAAGGCCATTTCATAATGCAAACAAAACAAGTTCTGATCTTCTTGGTTTGAATAAGAGATACATTTCCTTTATTTTAGATAAGATACAAAGTGCTGGTCAAAAACAAAAAGTTGTTATAACTAATTCAGCGGAAACATATGAGCATATCCAACAGACTAAGATAGAGAATTTTAATAGAGAATTAAAACAAAAGCAAGACGAGTTTACCGATATTATTCAAAAGAAGGTTCCGCCTACGCCAGTTTTTGCTGATGATACCGATGGCTATAATAGCAAGTTCACATTTGAGCAATTAGTTGAAGATCGCAAAAACAATATTATGCCATTAAACATGACTTTACCAACGCTTAGAAAATCAGTTGTAGTGAACGAAGATGAAATGACAGATGAAATCAATGTTATTGATCTGAGTAATCGCTACAATAACAAATTGTCAGCACCTTCAAGAAAAAAAATAACGTGGGATGATACTAACTCGGAACCATCTGATAACCTTTTAGGTTTTTTTAAGAAGAAGCTCCAAGTAGATGAGGTATTACAAAAGGATGAAAAGGACAAATATTTGGATGTAATCGCAGAGTTAAAAAATGAAAATATTGTACTGAACGAAAAGATCGATAGACTACTTGTCATTGTAGAAGAGATTAAATCGCGAACGTGTGTGTAATCTTACCATCTGCATCTTCTTCTAGTGTTGCTATCAATACTGGCATTATACCCGGATTCTTGGTGGAGTTTTGCCAGCTATCGTAATCATATAGCTTTCGCGTTCTGTCGCTGATTTGCACCGCCACGTATTTGGTTCCGTTAAACATAACGACCTTTCCTTCCATTTTTTCAGTGTGTTTGTTGATTTTTGTGGTATTGTCATCAAGTTGGTTTTTGTAGTCAGGAACATATGAAAATGATGTACTTGTCGGGTTACCGAAGTTGAAGCATTTCTCTCCTCCGTAGATATAACAATCAAATGATGTCTCTTTGATGCTGTCAGTTAACTGGATATTTAAATTCGCTTTAATCTCAGATATTTCATGCAATAATTGATCGCTTGTAACGGGCTTCTTATCTTTGCCTTTACTGAGATCGTGGCGTTTCAATTCGACAGCATCATCGGAAGCCAATTGCTTCTCGGAGAAAATCATCAAGTATACAAAAACTTCTACCGTTTGTAATTTGAGCGGCAGATCTTTGTGACTGCAAATACGGCGAGCTCTTCCGATAACCTGTTCGGACCTTACGGGATGCCAATATGGCTCCATGATATGCACATACCTTGTATTACGCAAATTAATTCCTTCTGATCCCGAGGATGTTATCATAAACACTTTTATGATATCACCCATAATATTGTTAGGCGATATTTTTCGCAGTTTTGCAGCAATGTTGGTCGGAATATAACCCCAGTCTCCATTATATATATTTCTTATAATCTCCTTTTCTTCCTTGCTCTCAGTTCCAGTATACAGAGCAAACATGGGTTTTCTGAAATCCTCGTCCGTCAAATCAATGTCCCATGATTCCGTGCTACTTCTCTTCAATTTGAACTGGGCGAAACCATTATGTTTCAAAACAAGACTGAAAATACCAATACCTTCCAGAGTGCGGAATTGACTATAAACAAGATGTAGTCCCTCGTGGTCCTTGTCATTAATATTGTCCAACATATGTAAGAACTTCGGGCTATATGTTTCAAGCCCTTCTGGTGAGAGAAAATCAGCAGATTTCTCTTCGAGTAAATTAAGAGCAGTATCTATACGTGTTTTGTATGTAGTATCTGCTATCTTTTCTAGATTCTCATCGCCCTCGATTTCACCCATTCGAGCATTTTCATCGTCATCATCATAGATAACCTCGTTCTTTTCCGCATTGTTCATTATGCTTTCGATCATAGATTGCTGCTTCTTTTTACGTATAATTTTCTTCACAGGTTTGGGTTCTTCAGCAGCAGGAGCAGCAGCAAGAGGAGGATCGTCAACAATAGGCTCATCCTTTTCGAAGTCATTTACATCCAACTCGACCTCTTCAAGCTTATCTTCTGGTTTTTCAGCAACAGGTTGTTCGAGTTCATCATCTGATCTGATTTCACCTTCTTCTAGTTCATCATCAGAATATGCACCACCATTTTGATCTTCATCTTTTTCTTCTTCTTGGTCGCTCTTCTTAGATAATATAGGCATGGGTCTGTCAGGCATAACATAATTACAATACAATCTTGAAAAAATACGATATGTTGACGTTTGTTCATTGTATAACTCACCAACAGCTGACACATTCGCCTTCTTCTTTCGGCTGTTCTTTTCCGATTTTCTCTCGTCCTTTCTAGCAGACTCATATATTTTAAATTGGATATCGCTCATGGGTATTCGTATGATATGATAATCCTTACCCAGAATTTTTGAGTATCTTGGCAAAAGACTCTCCTGAGCACTCTTAAAATAAGAAGAGAGACCGAGAATCCTGCGTTTGAGTGAATCAGAGTTTTTCAAATTACCCGTTGCATCATCAATGTATTCACCACGGAATGAATCAAAATCATCAGGTAATGCCTTCTTGTTTTCAATAGTTACATCGACAACTTCGATTCCATTCTTTTTGAGAATGTTGGTTATATTATCCTCGAATTGTTTATTGTTGAGTGAGTCTCCCTTCATTGAAACACCTTGGTACTCTTTCGATCCAGCATCATAAGAACTATCAAAACCAAACGGGTTTCTTGTAATCGTCAATAGCTTATTTGCTGGAGAATAATCAAGATAGTCGAGAGATTTCTCGGATTTCAACATGGCCAAAAGGGAAACCTTGTCAATTTTATTAGATGTTTTGATAGTCAATGTGAATTTCCATGTCTTGATATTTCCACGGAGTATATTGAATAAGATACCGAACTCGTTCGGGTAATTGATAATAGGTGTCCCTGACAATAAAACAACCCTTGCATCCTCAGCACGTAATAAATACTCATACAACTTGAGCGACAATGAAGTCGGCTGTTTCTCCTTTTCACCTTTTTTGTTTTCAGGAATCGCTTTTTCTTTCTTAATCTTGTTTACGATTCTACTTATCAAATTATGTGCTTCATCAACGATAACAACTTTGCCGTCGAATAGATTTTTCTTGAAGCCGCCTGTAAGTTCCTTCAAACGACTCATCCGAAGACCATTATAATTGATAAACGTATATTTAGAACGGATCATTTCATTCAATTGTAAATCGAGCTCGTTCTTTTGATCGGATGTCAATTCTGCAAAGTTAGATGGTTTTGTAGCATCAATGAACCACGCGCCATTCTGTTTGGTTATGAAATCAATAGGCAAATTCAAAGTGTCTGAGAGAAACTTGTATGTGGATGGATCCTTGATCTTCTGCCAGAATTGAACCTTCTTGTATAGCTGGTCACCACACTTTTTCAATTCCTCCATGTAATTTGTGCTGAGAGACGCAGGTGTGAGAACAACAATCTTCTTGTTGTTTTTCATACCTTCTGCGATAGCAATTGAAGTGCATGTTTTACCAGATCCAAGACCATGATACAAGAGAAGCCCGCGATACGGAGTATAAATATTCATGTAGTCGGTTACAATCTTCTGATGAGTTAATAACGTGAAATCTTCATCTCTATCGTCACATGAAAAACTCTTTTCGGAACTTTTTATTTCGCGTTTGTATTTTTCGAACAAGGCGGTTATGAAATTAACAAATTTTTCGCGATTGTTCATGTAATAACTCGACGCAATGATATTTTTATTGTCACTCTTTGGGTACAATTGAGTTTGAAGTGTTTCAATTGTGGTTTCTGCTCCAACTTCAACTGGTCCAACCACCTTCTTCTTTAGTATTCGTTTCTTTCCTGTTGGTTCGATTCGAACAGGCGACAATTTAATAGACGTTTTCTTCTTCTCTGGAGGTTTTTCATGAACATCTAAAATTGACTTAACTGGGAACAATGAATTATTATAACGTTCAAATAAATCATCACGATCAAAACCAGAATTCTTGTCTTCTACAATAGTTGTCTGGACAAAAACTGGTTTTCTAACCGATATAACTGGTTTTGTTTTCATCAATGTCACTAAATCGTTCATATACAAAGTGTATAAAAAAAACGTAAATGAGTCACGCGATATTTTTAAACCGAATAATTTTTATAGACTAATAGTAAGTGGTGTATTAACGAACCAATGGTGTGTATGGTAGAATACGCCGAATAATTCCTTTGTTATCAACATAATAGTCGTATTTGGTCAATGTAAGCGGACCATACTTCTCTGTTAAACCCTCTAGCGATAACACAGAATCACCATCCAACGTGTCAAACAAGATTCCTGCTTGCATCTCGTCCATCAAATCTCCATTAGCTCTGGTATGCGCAATACGGCGAACGCGACCGGTTCCATCTACTGAGTTACCTGTCTTCTCGTTGTAAGTAAGCCCACCATACTTGCGAGCAAGTTCCTCGTCAGTGAGATCGTAATCACACATTTCGTTTATAATTATTACTATAAATAATTATAAAATATCATTTCATTTTTTCTTATCGATAACTAAACAATTGTCTTGATCGCACAATCACATGCAATCTGTTCTGCTTTACGTTTTATCTTATGTTGTCCTTCACCCAAAAACAACAAGATCTTCCCATTCTCCTCCATATACGTATGAACAGCAGTAAACGTCTTGAACTGAGAAAATGGAATTGCGTCGTTAAACGAGACACTATGGATGGGTTGTCCTAGACACAAATATACGCCCATTTTATAACCAGTATCGATATCATGTTCCATCTCCAAATAATGCGGTGTCACCTTAAACTCCTTCTGAATCTTCACCTGAAGGATATTCTTGTAATTGTCGTCATTATGGATCAATTCAACCCAGTCGATATGCTTTTCCAAAATATTTTCAATAAATTTCTGTGCCATCTGGAAACCAGGGCCTGTGACAAACATACTTTGAAACCAATTTTCTTCGTCCTTAACACAAATCTTATTGAAATCTAAAAACAATGCTCCGATAAACGATTCAAATAGACACCCAAGCTTCTTCAAATTGCATCTCGTGTTCTTTTCCTCGGTATGACGAGATAATATAAACCATTTATTCAAACCCATCTCCATCGCGATTTTACCAATTGCCTCGTTCTTGACAATTGCAATTTTCTTTTCTGTCATGAACCCCTCATTCTCTTTAGGGAAACGTCTATATAGGTAATATTTAACAACAAGCTCGAGGACACCATCACCCAAAAATTCAAGGCGCTCATTCGATTTGCTGCTGAGAGGTAAACAATCGTCTGGTTTTTCCATGATAGTTACATTCTGTTGTATATTCTCGAAACCAGGGCGTTTCGTATAAGATCTGTGAATAAATGCCCTTTTGTACAATATAAAGTTATTTATAGTAGGGGGAATACCATATTTAGAAAGAATAGATTGAACTTCGTTCAATGTAATCTCCTTATTTAGAGGATTGTAAGGATTGAAAATCAACCCTTCATCGCTAGAAATAATATCTTGGTCAGTCATTTTTTGTGTCGTCATAATGCTTATATAATATACACAGATCTCTTTATATTATCTTCTATATATACATAATGTCTAATTTTGGAATTACCCACAAGCCGATCAATAAAATAAAGAAGGAGCAGGCGGTAGCGGAAGCGACCAAACTTGCTGTTCAGGCACGCACCGAGGAAGAAATTCGCATAAGTGAAGAAATGCGAATTATCAAAGAACAACAAGCTGCTGAAGAAAAACGTGTTTATAGCGAACAACTGGCTGCGCGCGATCGTCGTATTGCTGACGAGTTAAAGATTAACGAGGAGATGAGAGGAATTGCATATGAAATGAGAAGATTATTAGACGAATTAAAACCTTCATTGGCTGAGCTTAATAAAATTGCTGAAATAATGAAGACTTCTGATTTGAAACGTTTGACTGATATACAAGATCGTGAGACAGCCAGAGTTGCTGAAGAGGCCAGAGTTGCCGAAGCGGCTAGGGTTGCAGAGGAGGCTAGAGCTGTGGAGGAGGCCAGGGTTGCCGAAGCGGCCAGAGTTGCCGAGGAGGCTAGAGCTGTGGAGGAGGCCAGGGTTGCCGAAGCGGCCAGAGTTGCCGAGGAGGCAAGAGCTGTGGAGGAGGCCAGGGTTGCCGAAGAGGTCAGAGCTGAGGAGTAGGCGAAGGATTCTAGTCGTCTATAAATTATTCTCATATTACTTTTCAAACGAAATAT